AAATATGGCAACATTAACAACTAAAGTAATCGAAGAAATCACACTTAACAACAATAGTTACAATAGCGAAAGATCGTTAGATATTTCTAGTGTTAATGAAATTGTTAAAAGAATAGTTACAATATCAACAACAGAAACAGGATTGTTAGGTTTTGCTACAGCTTCTTCAACAGATTTATCAAAAAGTTATCTAGCAGGTCAATTCGATGAAGACGATGTTAGATATATTAGAATTACAAATTTAGATTCAACGAATCATCTTACATTAACATTTAGAGATGAAGACAGTACAGAGTTTTGTATGAAGGTAGATGCTGGCCACTCGTTTATTTATCCTGGTGATAATAGTGGTGGAGTTAAAGATACTATGCATGCAGCTGGTTCTGCAATTACAGTATCATTAAACGATTTAGTCGATATCACAGCACTTGCTGATACAGATTCATGTGATGTTGAAGTATTTGTAGGGAGCGCTTAATGGCATCGTCATATACGGTACTTGGTACAGAAAAAATGACAACCGGCGAGAATGCCGGTACATGGGGTACTAAGACTAATACCAATTTAGAAATTTTTGAACAGGCTTTTGGTGGCTATCTTGCAAAATCCATAGCGGGTGGAGTACAAACAACCACGTTAGCTATTACTGATGGGGATTCGACAGCATCAACTTCTGAAGCTCGTCATCATGTTATTAAATTAACAGGAACCATTACAGGAAATCAAACAGTAACTGTTCCCGCTGACATAGTAAAATCATACATTGTTTCAAATGCAACATCGGGAGCTTATACTGTTTTATTTAAAGCGGCTTCAGCATCCGGATTTACTTTTGCTGCAACCAATAAAGGTACACAACTTTTATTTGCTGATGGAACTAATATCGTTGATACGGGTATTGGATCTGTTGCTACATACGATTTAGACGGTGGTGAGTTAACTCTTGACGCTGATTCCGATACAAGCATTACAGCAAGTACAGACGATCAGATAGATTTTGAAATTGCAGGCGCTGATGATTTTACAATGACAGCAAATGCATTCAATGTATTAACAGGATCTCATGCAACGTTTGCTGATAGTGCCAATGCTAAATTTGGTACTGGCAATGATATGTTGGTTTACCATGATGGAACAAATTCTTATATTACAAATTCACAAGGTGCTTTAAAAGTTGCGACAGAAACTTCTGGAATAGCAGTTACGATTGGACATACAACTTCAGAAGTAACAATAGCCGATAATCTTACAGTTACAGGAACTTTAACTCTTGGATCCAATGCAGAATTAACAGAAGCAGAATTAGAATTTTTAGATGGTATTACTGCAGGTACTGCAGCAGCAAGTAAAGCAATGGTTGCCGATGGTAACATAGATATTACTGGTGGTAGAAATATTACAATTAGTGGAGAATTAGATGCTGCAACAGGAGATTTTTCTGGTGATGTTGATGTAGATGGTACTTTAGAAGCAGATGCTATTACAATCGGAAGTACAGCTATTGGTTCTATTTATGGTGTAGTTGCAGGAAGTTCTAGCATTGTAACAACTGGAGCATTAGATTCTGGATCAATTACTTCAGGATTTGGTGCAATAGATAATGGAACTTCTAATATACGAAGTGCTACAATTACAGCAGAAACTGCTTTCGTACCTGATGCTTCAGGCGGCGCTGATTTAGGAACAACAGCATTAGAATTTAATGACCTTTTCTTAAATGATTCTGGTTCAATTCAATTTGGCGATGACCAGGATACAACTTTAACACACACAGATGGAACAGGATTAACTTTAAATTCAACAAATAAATTATGCTTCAATGACGCTAGTCAATTTGTACAAGGATCAAGTAATGCTATATTATCTATTGGTGCAACGGACGAAATAGATTTAACAGCTACAGCAGTTGACTTAAATGGTACTCTTGATGTAAGTGGAAATGCACAATTTAGTGGTACAGTTACAGTTGGTGTTGATGATACAGGATTAGATGTAAAATTCTTTGGTGCTTCTGCTGGTGCCTACATGGAATGGGATGAAAGTGCAGACCAACTTAGAATTATGGGAGCATCTGCGGATGCGACTACGAGTACAGGTAAACTTCTTTTAGCGACATCGCTAACAGATATTAATGCAAATGACGTAATAGGAAAAATAGAATTTCAAGCTCCGCATGAAGCTGGAGGAACAGACGCTATTACTGTTGCTGCTTCCATTCAAGCTCTTGCTCAAGCTACATTTAGTTCTTCTGTCAATGCGACAGATTTAATATTTTATACAGGGCATTCAGAAACAGCCACAGAGAAGTTTAGGTTTACTTCTCAAGGAGAGCTAGGTGTCGGAGGTGCTAATTATGGTACTGATGGACAAGTATTAACATCTACTGGCGCAGGAACAGCTCCTGCATGGGAAGATTCCAGTGGCACAATCACAGCATTAAACAATGCAACAAACAATGAACTTGTTACAATCGGATCCACAACAACAGAATTAGATGCAGAAGCTAATTTAACTTTTACAGGGTCTGCATTAACTTGTATTGGTACAATTACAACTGGAGTAGATAATACAGGGCACGATGTTAAATTCTTTGGTGCTACTTCTGGAAGTTTCTTATTATGGGATGAATCCGATGATGCATTAGAATTAACAGATTCTTCTCCAATTAAAATTGGTGATGGTGGAGATATGACCATTTATCATGATGGCACAAATTCTTTTGTTACAAATTCTCAGGGAGGTTTAAAATTAGCAACAGAAACTTCAGGTATCGCAGTTACTATTGGACATACAACTTCTGAAACAACGGTTGCGGACAATTTAACGATTACAGGAACAACAGTTGGCACAACTTTTGATGTTAATGGTACTGCTGACGCTATTATTTTAGATACTGACGCAGATACAACTATTTCATCACCAACGGACGACCAAATAGATTTCGAAATAGCAGGGGCTGATGATTTCACGATGACAGCTAATACCTTTACAATTCTGTCTGGATCAACTATAGCTATTGCTGCTGGTGGAGCAATTACAAATGCTGGAACAATGGCTCCAGATATTACAAGCACAGGAAAAGCTTTAGTATTTGGATTTTAACAATAATAATAAATAGGAGTAAATAAATATGGCAAGTGAAGTATTAAAAGTAGCATTAAAACCAACATGCTCAAATTCAGAAGTTAAATTGATCGATGGTGCAAGTGGACACACTTATACTGTTTTATCAATTACGATTTGTGAAACGGCTGGTGCAGCAGAAACTTTTGACTTGTATGTAGATGACAATGATGGCGGAACAGATCATTATATTTACAAGACACAAGCATTAGGAGCTAACGAAACTTTCGAGCATACTGGTCGAATAGTTTTAGAAGGTACAGATATGCTAGGTTTTATAACTGGAAGCTCAGCAGACGTTGATGTTGTAGTTAGTTATTTAGATCAAACATTATAATAGGAGAATAAAATTTATGAGTGGAATAATAGGAAGTAAATTAAATATTAGAGGTTCTGGACTTGTAGGAAGCTTAGGAACTGATGGACAACATCTTTTAAGTTCTGGTGCTGGTAAAACAAATGTTTTTGAAACAGCGGCGGCTGGTGGAAAACTTTTGCAAGTTGTTACTGCAACAGATTCAACATCAAGAAGTACAACATCAACTTCATATGTTCATGTATCTAGCACTTTAACTCTTGATATAACACCAGCGACTACATCCAGCAGAATATTTATAACTACATCATTTTCTAATAATAAAAATAGTGGATATATGTCATTAACAGTTTTTAGAGATGGTTCTGCTATTACTGGTGCTGGGAATTTAGCTGAACCTAGATTTAATAGTGGAGATTGGCAGTCAATGAATGGATTTAATTGGCTAGATTCACCAGAAACAACATCATCTGTAGAGTATAGAGTTTATATGAAATCGTCTGAAGGTAGTAATGCATCTTATCTAAACTATAATTCTACTACAGGAACTATAACAGCATTTGAAATAGGAGCATAATGATAACAATTATTGACGCAATTTTAAATATAAATCCATTAGCACAAGTAAGTATTAGTGCTGATGATATTGATACTTTAGTTTGGGAAAATGGAACAACTCCAATTTCTAATGAAGATATTTTAGCAAAACAAACAGAACTACAAGCAGAATATGATGCTAAACAATATCAAAGAGATAGAGAATTAGCTTATCCTCCAATTGGAGATCAATTAGATATGCAATACTGGGATAAAGTAAATGGTACTTCTACTTGGCAAGATGCTGTTGCTAAAGTGAAGTCAGATAATCCTAAACCATAATAATATAAGGTCTTATGCTGCAAAAATTAAGATTTCAACCAGGATTCAACAAGCAAGTCACAGCAACGGGCGGCGAGGGCCAGTGGATAGGTGGTGACTATGTCCGTTTTAGATATGCCACACCTGAAAAAATAGGAGGTTGGGCTCAATTGGGAGATTCTACTCTTACAGGAAGAAACACGGCACTCCATCATTTCGTTAATGCCAGTGGAATTAAGTATGCAGCCCTTGGTACAAATAGATTTTTATATGTATATTCTGGAGGAATTTTTTATGACATTACTCCTATCAAAAGTACAACAACTTTAACAAGCGCTTTTACAACAACAAATGGCGATGCAACAGTCACGATTACGTTTGCATCTTCTCATAATATTAATAAGTACGATATTATTCGTTTGGATAATTGGAGCACGATTACCGATTCTAATTTTGGTGCTAGTAATTTTAATGATACTAATTTCATGGTAGCAACCGTTCCAACTGCTACAACAATTACAATTGAAATGGGATCTAATGAATCTGGATCAGGAGCCAGCACTTCTGGTGGAATAAGAGTTCAATATTTTTATTCAATCGGACCTGCGGTTGAAGAATCAGCAGCTGGTTGGGGACTTGGTCAATGGGGTGGTACAGTTTCTGGAGAAATCACAGACACACTAGATGGAGCATTAACTTCAGGGTCATCTAGTATTGTTCTAGATAATTCTGCATCAATGCCTGCTTCAGGAACTGTCTTAATAGATAGTGAACGAATTGCTTATACAGCCAATGCTACTGGAACAGGAACTTTATCAGGATTAACCAGAGGATCAGACAATACAACAGCTGCATCACATAGTGATGGAGCAACGGTTACCGATGCATCAGATTATACCAAGTGGGGTGCATCGCAAACTGGAGATATTGTAACAGCTCCAGGACTTTGGTCCCTGGACAATTTTGGAAATAAACTTATTGCAACTATCTTTGATGGTGCAACTTTTGAATGGGATTCTGATGCAGATAGTGCAACATCTACAAGAGCAACCATTGTTGCCAATGCACCAACAGCAGCGATACAAACTTTAGTATCCACTCCCGATAGGCACTTAGTGTTTATTGGAACGGAGACAACTATTGGTACAACATCAACTCAGGACGACATGTTTATAAGATGGTCGGACCAGGAATCAATTAACGCATCAACTTCGTACGCTCCATCAGCAACCAATACCGCCGGCACACAGAGATTGGCCGACGGAACACGGATCGTGGCGGCGATTAGAGGTCGAGATGCAATTTACATCTGGACCGATACATCTTTATTTATTATGAGATTTGTTGGCGCTCCTTTCGTATTTTCATTTCAACAAGTTGGAACGAACTGTGGATTGATTGGAAAGAATGCAGCGGTTGAAGTAGATGGTTCTGCCTACTGGATGTCAGAGAATGGTTTCTTCAGGTACACTGGTAAACTGGAATCATTAGCATGTCTTGTTGAAGACTATGTTTACGATGATATTAACACAGTTCCTAGACAACATATTTATGCAGGATTAAATAACCTATTTGGAGAAGTGACTTGGTTCTATCCAGGAAGTGGTGCTGCATCTAACAATAGATCAGTGACTTATAACTATATGGATTCAACACCAGAGCGACCTGTATGGACTACGAGTACATTGGCAAGATCTGCATGGTCAGACTCGCATATATTTGGCAAGCCTCATGGAACGGAATATGATGCTGATGCAACAAGTGACACTACAGTTGGTAACACCGATGGTGTTACAATTTACTATGAACACGAAACAGGAGTTAATTCTATTAAAGATGGTGCAGCTTCAGCAATTTCTGCAAGTATAGAGTCCGGTGATTTTGATATATCAAGAACTCAAGGTGGTGGAGCAGATCTCAGAGGAGATGGTGAATATATAATGAAAATTAGAAGAGTGCTTCCTGACTTTTTACAACAAACTGGTGATGCAAGAGTGACATTAAATTTAAAAAATTATCCAACGGATTCACAGACTAGTTCATCTTTAGGACCTTTTACGACTACAACAAGCACAACAAAAATAGATACAAGAGCACGCGCACGTGCTATATCATTGAAGGTTGATAATACAAGTACCGGACAACACTGGAAGCTTGGAACTTTTAGATTAGATATACAAGCGGACGGGAGAAGAT